AGAAGATGACTTCTCCTTCGGATTATCGGTTAATGGGCCGTGCGCCCGAGTTCTTTCAACCCTCGATGAGGTCGGCTATCGGGTCTGGAATGATGCACGAAGTGGCTTCTACACTACTCGAATTTGATCTCGAACAAACGCTGACTGACGTTCCTGTCAGTCTGCGTCACGGTACTCGCCAGCTTCCTCTCGGTCGTGTTCTGCGTAACAAACTCCGTACCCTTATCGGTAGGGAACCCCGCGCCCCTCAAGGTGCTATTGATGAATACCAAGAAAAAATGTTACCGTTGTATGAGGCTGCGCGCTCGTCTACGGATGATCCGTCGGTCCGGTCGCATATCCTCAAGGACAACAAACAGAAAATCGTAAATATGGAAAAGCGCGCTTCGCTTAAAGGAAAGAAGAAAGTGCTATGAAAAGGTCTAAGTTCTCTCTTTCACATACCAACCTCCTGTCCTGTAATATGGGCAATTTGATTCCGGTTGGTCTTACGGAGGTTCTCCCCGGTGACTCCTTTCAACAGGCTACCTCTGCTCTGGTTCGTGTGTCGCCTCTTCTCGCCCCTGTTATGCATCCCGTTGAGGTTCGCATTCACCATTGGTTCGTCCCTCACCGTCTTGTCTGGGAAGACTGGTAAGATTTCATTACGGGCGGTCCTGACGGCATGGATGATTCCGAGTTCCCTACCATTGCTGCTCCTCCTTCTACTGGCTTTGCTGTTGGGTCTCTTGGTGATTACCTTGGTGTCCCTCCCGGCGTTGCTGACCTTGAAAGTTCTGCTCTCCCTTTTCGGGGTGTCGGTTTGATCTTTAACGAATGGTATCGCGATCAGGACCTCGTTTCGGAGCGTGTCGTCGATGTCGGTTCCGGTCCCGATACTACTACGTCAACCACTTTGCCCTCTATCGCTTGGGAAAAGGACATGTATACCTCCGCCAGGCCTTGGGAACAAAAAGGCCCGGCGATCACTATTCCTCTTGGTACCACTGCCCCTGTTATTGCTGGTGGTGCTACTGGTCCTTCCAACACCTACGGCGTGTTTTCAACTGTCGCCTCCGGCCTGCGTGAGTTCCAGGTCAACGGTACCGATATTAATCTTGGTACCGGTACGCCTAACTATGGTTTGGAAACCGACCTTTCTGGCGCTTCCGCTGTTACTGTCAACGTTCTTCGCGAGGCTATGGCCTTGCAGCGCTATGAGGAGGCTCGTGCCCGTTATGGCTCTCGTTACATTGAGTATCTCCGTTACCTCGGAGTCCGGTCATCAGATGCACGTCTTCAGAGGCCCGAGTATCTCGGCGGCGGTAAGCAGGTCATTCAATTCTCAGAAGTTGTCCAGACAGCAGAGGGAACCGATCCTGTCGGTGAGCTGCGAGGGCACGGTATTACGGCCGCAAGGTCCAATCGCTATCGCCGGTTCTTCGAGGAACATGGTTACGTCCACTCTTTCCTCTCAGTACGTCCTAAAACTATTTATGCGCAGGGCCTTCCCCGCACTTGGAATCGCCGAACAAAGGAAGATTTCTGGCAGCAAGAATTGCAGCATATAGGTCAGCAAGAAGTTCTCTCGAAAGAGGTTTATGCTGACGGTACCGCTGGTGATGATGGTACGTTCGGTTTCCAAGACCGGTACGATGAATACCGGCGCCAGGAAAGCCGTGTTTCCGGCGAGTTCCGCGATGTACTCGATTACTGGCATATGGCGCGTACGTTTGCGTCGCGCCCTGCTCTCAACGCGGCCTTTGTTACCGCGAATCCTACTGATCGTATTTACGCTAGTACCACAACGGATCAGTTGTACGTTTACGTTCGGCATAGTATACAAGCGCGACGGCTTGTTGCTCAAACCGGCCGCTCCTACATCTTCTAACGGAGTTTCCTATGCCTCGCGCTAAGCTTGCAACTGGTGTCATTCTGTCATTCAAGGGTACGCAGTTTGACAATATCACCGTACGTTATCTTGACGTACAATCCCTTGAAACGTTCCTCAAAATGAAGGAGGCCTGTGATGCGGTTCTCTCTCCCGCGCTTGCATTGGACGGACCGCCGAAGGGCGGAAAAGGTGGTAACGACTGAAGACGGGGAAGTTATCAACTTCCTTGACGTCGATGGTCGGGAAAATCCCGACCCTACTCCTCTCTCTCCTCCGGTTGGCTACAATCGCCAACCGTCCCTTTCTGAACAACTCCGGCATATGGTCCGGGACTACAAGGCCATGCAGCGCCTGGCCGGTGATGATGATGTTGAAACCTTCGAAGAAGCTGATGACTTCGAGGTTGCTGATGATGTTATCGTCGATACTCCCTATGAGGAACAATTCGATCCTTTGGGTCGTTCCTCGTTTACTCCTCTGCCCGAGGTCGCCCGCCAGGAGGCCGAGGCTAACGCTGCCGCTAAGGCAGCTCTCGATGCTAAGGCGAAAGCCGCCTCTTCTTCTCCCCAGCCCTCTGCGCCGGCTTCGCCGGCGCCTGCGGAGCCGGCTTAGCCGGCGACATTACTACTCCCCGGGGCTTGCCCCGGGGGCCTGTGATCCACAGCCTCTACAGTGAGCTTCCTTGATGCTCACTGTGCTAACTGACACCGACGGGTTCATAATCATGGCTAAAAAATCTCATAAAGCCCGAGCTCAACGCGCTATCTCTATCTCTCCAAAACCTAACGCTAACCTTCGGTTGTTGAGCTCTCCCCCAAGGTGGCAGTTCCCCCGCGTCGATCTTCGCTTGTTCGAGGATCGACGCTCCTTCCATCCCAATAAATTCATATCTCCTGCGAGGTCCATTGGTCCTCGCTCTGATGCTCGTTTAATGGTTCAAACCGCTAAGCGTCCCGCTTTGCTCTCTCCATCCGTGGTCTTCAATGAACCACGGCGTATTCTTATCTGCGTTCGTCGGAACGTCCGTAAGGAGGTTCTACACGCACTCAATAAAGCTGGTGCTGGTTCCGGTCGGAAGAAAAAGCACCGTACTCAATTCTCCGATGTGAGTTGCTAATATGGTCTGGCCCATTCTCGGCGCCCTGATCGGTGGCGCTACCTCCCTTATTGGTGGTGCTATGCAATCCGGCGCGCAACGCGACGCGAACAATGCCAACATTGCCGCTCAAGAGGCGGCTAACGAAAAAAACTACCAGGCCCAAAAGGAATTCGCTCAACAGGGCCTGCGCTGGAAGGTGGAGGACGCCAAAGCGTCTGGTCTCCATCCCCTCTATGCTCTCGGCGCTCCTACCACGTCGTTCCAGGCTTCGTATGGCGCTGCCATGCGCCAGCCCGAAACCGGAATCGGGGAGGGTTTAGTGCAATCAGGCCAAGACATTGGCCGGGCGGTTGCTGCTACCCAAACTAATCAAGAGCGCGCTTATACGGCTGCTATGTCCTCGCTTTCGCTTGAGCGCGCTACGCTCGAAAATGATCTCCTCCGTACGCAAATTCGCCGCCAGGTGATGGAGACTGGTCCATCCTTTGCTCGAGCGGAGGCGGACGATGGTGCCTTGGAGACCCTCAAGCACCTTTTCGGCGATGTGCCTCTTGGCCCTCATGCCTCGGCCTCTGATGTACAAAATGAATATGGCGAGGTCGTCGGCGACGTTCACGGCATTGGCCGTTGGATCTCGGACATGTCCTCCGCTGCTTCTCAATATCTGGCCAATCCGCCTAACAATCGGCCAGGTCGTCGGCCCGGCGAACCTACCCGCCCAGGCCCTGGAGCATTTGCTCCACAGCTCGGAAAAGGCTATAATCGGCCTCGTCGTGCTTCTGGCTCTTGGTAGAGAAAGGAGGTTAATATGGCTTATCGTCGCCGCCGTCGTATGTCTCGCCGCCGCGCTCCTACATCCCGCCGCCGTCGTTCAACGCGTCGCACTGCTCCGCTTCGCATCGGCTACCGGTTCTAAAATGCTCTGTAAAGCTCCGGTACTTGTTAAAGGGATGTACTACCCGTGTGGGCAGTGCATCCCTTGTCGTATAAAGAGGAAGCGGGAATGGACACATCGTATAATGCTGGAATCCGCTTTACAGTCCGACAATACCTTTATTACGCTCACTTACTCCGACGAGAACCTACCCATCGGGAGTTCTCTCGTTTACGGTCCTACGAAGCCAAGCTTACCTACTCTCCGCAAGAGCGATATGCAGCTATTCTTGAAGAGATTTCGCAAGGCAATCCAGCCGTTAAAGATTCGCTTGGTGTACGTTGGCGAATATGGGGATATGAGCGAGAGACCGCACTATCATGGCGCGATCTTCGGATACCCGAATTGTCTACGGGGAAAGACCAGATATTTGGTTGGTTCCAACCGTACTCAGAAGAGCTGTTGCGTGCATTGCGACCTTATTATGCGTACGTGGGGCCTCGGGCATATTATGTTAGGCTCTCTGACTCCCGAGTCTGCTCAATATATAGCTGGTTACGTCACCAAGAAGATGACTTCTCCTTCGGATTATCGGTTAATGGGCCGTGCGCCCGAGTTCTTTCAACCCTCGATGAGGTCGGCTATCGGGTCTGGAATGATGCACGAAGTGGCTTCTACACTACTCGA